ATCACCACTCGAAATCGTTACTTTATTCGAAGCGTCAACCCTAAAGTTATCACAAGAAATATTCACATCATCATTACTCAATAGATTAACATTACCATTCACATTCATATTCAACGAACCAGAACGAATCATAATATTCATATTCGCACCAGACCCGATTTCAATATCATAGTTATTACCAGATTCATCTAGTTTATTCACCTTTAATTTCAGAGAACCATCAATCGTTTCAATTACATCACCTTCTATGAGAGAAGACTTATCACTCGAAACAATCTCAAACATCTTTGAAACAACATGAGAGACAAGCGTACCATCATTACTATATTCGAAATAAGAACCAGCACTATGAGTAAGAGCTATACGGCTATACCCCTCACTATCGTCAAACTCAAACAAGTGGCCTTTCTCCGTATTATACACATGGTTCTTTGGGTAAGTAGGCTTATAAGTGCCTTCTACCACTAACGGCTCATCAAAGGTACTGCCATTACTGCCTCTTACTGTTAATGTGCCTAGAACTGTAGCTATACTGAACTCATCAAAGTCTGCACTTGGGATACTGGTCTTTCTTATACTGTCACGAGCCACCGGGCCGGCGGCCGTTAGACTGCCTCTAGCATTCTCATGCACATCAGATACATTAGCGACTGCTGGATACACGGACTTTGTTTCATCATCTGAACGACTGTTAGGATCATTAAAGCCTACAGTGGGATCTCCTAGACTGCTTGGGATACCATTAATGCCACCTATGACATATGGCTCTTGCATATCACTATCAAAGAAGCCTACTAGCACCCATGTGCCCTCTACATAGAAACTAGGGCTAGTGCCTAATCCACTGTTACTGCCATCATGGGAAAGCACTGTGGCCCATGGCAAATCGCTAGTGGGTAGCAATACTTTGTCCTCTGTGTGGATACCCAATACACGGACACGAACTCTGCCTAACTGCTTGGGATCTGCTCTGCTCTCGACTACTCCGTAATAATTTCTCATACTACTGCTCTTTTTTCAGCCGTTGGGCCGTCTGTTTTAAAGAACTACGCTCACTATTCTTTTGATCTTTTGCGTAATGTGTCTGCTCTGTGTGTTTCTGCATATTCTCTCGTCTTTTCTTCGCTAAAAGGTCATATAAACTAAGGGTTTTAAGTGGTCGCATTTCTGTTAATTTTAACTTATCTATGTCCATGTTTAATTCTCTGTGTCATCTACAACAGTGGTTTCAAGCACGTCTATACTACTCTTTGAGGGTTCTACATAGTTTGTTCTGTCTTCAATACTCTCATCTGTTTGTGGATACGGAATAAGAACATCATTTCGTACACACTTAAAGGTTGTTACATAATTCACTTCGTTGACACTATGAACAACCTCTGTGATTATATATCGTCCACTCAAATATACGTCATAGACACGATCTGCAGCTGTGTCAATACTTTCATAAGAGGGTATGTTGAGTTTAATTAAGTCTCCTGCCGCCAGATTAGTGTTTCCTGGAACACTTACTCGTAATATCATCTGCTCATGATCAAGTACATCATGAAGTCGATCTTGTCGTATTTTACTGTTATTGTCGTAGTTTCTCTCGTCTGTCGTGGACTGTGTGTGTAGAGCGTTGTCGAAAGAGGAGACAAATATTCTAGCGTCTGCAAAGTCGGAATAACTCTTATTCGTAGCGTCCTCGGGATTATTCGGAAAAAACGGATACCCTCGATCCTCTGTCGTGTTTCGTTTGTTGAATTTCTGTATGTAATTACTATCTGTAATACTTAGTGATTTGTTGATACGATTATAATTGTAGTGTTTACTGCCAAAAAATCCACTTGCGTGTCCAGCGAGAGCATCTTGTACTTTGAGTATCTCATAGGAATTGACTTTCTTCATATCTTCTTCAACATTGATATTATCTCCCTTTGGCGTGACATAGTATTCTTCTTTGATTTTTCTATGTCGATCTCCTCCTCGTATTAAACTCTCCCATGAACGAAAGTGTATTCCACGGTGATTTTCATAGAATAGATAACCAGCACTTTCAAATTGTGAAGACTGTGATCTTTTCGCTACCATGCGTACAAAGTCGTAAGGTCGCATATTATTTCCTAATAGTTTAAAGTTTGTATTAGTTCGTTCAATGTAAAGTGATTTGTTTGTTTTAATTACATCTCGCATAATTCGTGTAAAGATTACATCACTTGGTCCTTCAAAAGAAGTTAAAACTGTTGATTTTGTGTTTTTAAATGCTTCTTTTGTAATGAAATGAAGTGTATAAACTTGTTCTCTTTCAGCAGTTTCTGTGATATTATCTACTTTATAGATACGCATACGGTACTTGGATGCATCAATTGTTTCGTTTTCTGGAATAGATATTTCAAATTCAAGTTCTTCTTGTCCTATGATAGGTGCGTTTTGTTTGTGATTTGCACTATCTCGTATCACTAGATTGCCGTACATATTGGGACTATGTACGCTCTCATAGAGATTGAGTTCTAACATTAGTGGTCGTAAATCAATAGGGTCACTACTGGAGTATAATACTATTTGACTTAATCTGTAATCTCCAGCAAATTGTAGTTCATTTGCCATTTATTATGTTCTTCGAGTGATTAGTTTCTCAAAGTCCTTTTTAAATTGTTGCACATAAAAACGATCTAATAGTCGTATTCTGCGTTTGTTGTCGTTCTCTGTCTGTTCATATTCGTAATTTGTCACAGGTAATGCGCCATCTGTGTCACTAGATACTTCTAGTTTTGTTGTTGTATCGCCTGATGTTGCGTTAATCTCATAATGATGAATACCATCAGGATCATCATACTTGTTAATAACATAAGAAGATAACGCAACCTGATCAAGCGGCCAATCATAACGGGAGGTTATGTTGTTGATTGTAATAATTAACCAGTGTAATTCTGAATCTCCATAATATTTGTGTGCGACCATATCAGGTTGATCTCCGTCTTGCACGACATATTGATCAAAAACTAGCGTATTTGCTCTTGCATTGCCTTTGAGATTGACACGGCGTAGTATATCTGTTATTAATGTTCTATTTTGTGTGTCAGATATATCGTATTGATAGAGTGGAAACTTACTAAAATAACTCATGATTAAAATCCTTCTGCAATTTTTTCTTTAGTCATAATCTCTGTCTCTGTAAATGATAGTGACATATTGATCTCACTTGGAGGTGGTGCCTTACCACCTGGAACATCAATGGGTTGTAAAAACTGTGATTCGCCACCTGGTCCATAACTTACATTCATATTTTTCAACACACAAGAAGAAGCAAAAGGTATCCACGCATTTTCTACTCCTCCAAACATAAATTGTAAATCAAACTCACTTGGAAATATTAAATGACGACCTATATTCTGTCCTGGTACTCTTTCTGGCATCATGTGAAACTTAAATAACTTAATGATTGCATCTACTGTTCTAAATTCTGATTCATTTCTAGGTGTAAATCGAAAATTAAAATCAAAATTACGCAAGTCAACGCCTGTAAAGATAGCCTCTAACGCAGGATTAAGTGCTTTCCCAAGTATTTTTCTTGTTGCACCCTCTACATCAGCACCAGATAAAAACCCAGCAACCTTTGTAGTTGCCCCTACAGCTAAAGCGTCTGCAATTGTATCTCTTATTGCGGCACCTGTTCCTGAAGCTTTTAGTGTTGATACTAATTGATCCATGTTTGACACGCCAGCAAGGTCTGGTGCAAGAATACCTGCCATTCCTAATTCACTATTTTTATAACTAACAGCGTAATCTGCTTTCATTCCATTAGGCATGTATAGAGCAATCGTGTCTTTTGTGCGTACCAATCTCTTACTCTTACGAAGACCACCACTTATACTCTTAGATAATGCGTCATCTTGCCTTTTATATACATTAGCAATAGTGTCATCATCTTGTTGTCTTACAACACCCTCACTAAATTCTAAATTTGCTTTTTTAACAATCTTTTTTTCTTTTCTTTGAAAAGGTGTTCCTGCAGCAATAATTTGTTCTACTTCTTGTGGGCCATGATACTTTGAATTAGTGCGTTCAAATATATGAAATAATATGTAATGACCAAACTCCTCTGTTGTTCCAAGATTAAGTGGATATCGTAGTGAACCATATGAGTATTCATTCTCATTTGATTTTGCGAAATCATCTGAACTAGAAAATTCTTTTGATCTACTATTACGAATAGGTGCTGATGATGTAACATTTGTGGAGCTTCTATTTAAAACACCACCTGTTAATCTGTTTAATAATTTTTCTGCAAGACTGGCCATAAGACTATTTATGTCTTATAATGAAGGAATTGTTGACCAATGTTTAAGTATATCCTCTGTGATGATTTGAAAACTGTAACCCTTTCTGTCGCAATACTTTCTACATGCTTTCCATTTTGCGTCATTGATTACATATTGCTCTGCATTATACTTCCATGATTTCGTTTTTCGTTTAGGAACAGTTGGAGGAACAGTCTGTTTCTTGGGTTTGATTTCCCAAATTGTTTCAACAATCTCTCCTTTGTTGTTTTTGTAACGCAACCAACAGTCAGGAAAATATCGACTTATTCTATTTGTCAGTGGATGTCGATAGGGTATAAACACTTCTTCACTTGCCCATTTGAGTATAGAAGGATTGTTGTCTAGATATTTGAATACTGTTAGTTCCCAAGAACTGCGATAGATAATGTTTGTAGGGTCGCCTTTATACTTACTTGGATTCTGTGGACGATACTTTCCTTGAACTAGTATTCTACTTGATATTCGTTTTATTCTTTTTCTCATTCTAATTATTTAGATAAATAGTTATCATGGCATCAGTATTTGATACAATTAGAAACGCAGCAGGCGATAGAGATTTATCTATCAATTGGTACAAGAAGAAAGTAGCAGACTTATCAAACAGAATATCTGCAGCTCGTTTAATGCGTTCAGGTAAATTGAAAAATGCACCTACTTTTAATAAGTTGCATTTCTTTCGTTATGATCCTAAACTCAAAGCAGTATTGCCTTACTACGATACATTTCCTCTTGTCATGCCTATACAGTCAGCGCCCGGAGGATTTCTAGGAATTAATTTTCATTATCTTCCAATACCTTTACGAATGAGATTATTAGAGACACTTGACAAAAGAGGATTTAGAGGTGACTATCGTAAACTAAAAAATATTAGAGAAATTAAACCAACACTAAAACATTATTTAAAAAGACAATTTGTTAGTGGATTTTTAGAACTGGAAGAAGATGATTATGCGCCATCTATTTTCATGCCAGTCGCACAGTTTAGAAAAGCAAGTGCAAGTCAAGTATGGCGTGACAGTAGGAGAATGATTTAATGAACAGACTAGGTGATCCAACAGATTTTAGTTATAGAGTAAGCAAAGTTACAAAAGTTGTTGATGGTGATACCATTGATGTAATACTTGACATGGGTTTTGATATAATGTATAAGCAAAGAGTAAGGTTATATGGAATTGATACTCCTGAAAGTCGTACAAGAGATTTAGAAGAAAAGAAGTATGGACTTCTATCTAAAAAGTTTTTACAAGAACATTTAAAAAGTGCTTCTCGTATTGTAATTAAAACATACAAAGGAGATGAGACTGGAAAGTTTGGTCGTATTCTTGGAGATGTTTGGTGTGATGGTGTGAGTGTTAATAAACTCATGTGTAAACAAGGACATGCTGTAGAATATTATGGACAAAACAAAAAGTTAGTTGAAGCAGCTCATTTAAAGAATAGAAAGAAACATGGCAATATTTAGAGGCGGTAAAAGAGTAGGACCCTTTGATATCAGAATAGGGTTGCCAAGAGGTAAAGAATATGATAATATACCTGGCGATCCTAGAATAAAACAAAGAGCAAATCCTGAAACAACACTTAATCGTTTTAGATCAGCAATATCTAAAGCAGAAGGTGTCGCAAGAAATACTCGTTTTTTAGTTAATATAGGTTTACCTAAAAATGATGTACTCACACAAGCATTAAAAGATAGAGACATACCATTTAGTGCTGATGAAGCATTTGTGGGTGGTCCTCCTGGTCTTGCAGATACAAAGAGAGCAGAACCTTTACAATATGAAAGAGATTTAGCACCAATGGTCACTTTGATGTGTACTAATATTACAATGCCGGGAAGAACATTTAATACAAGTCCGTATCGTATTGCAGGTGCTCCATATAAGTATCCAACACAAGTGCAATACGGAGATGTGACTGCGACATTTATTGGTGATAAATTTTTAAGATTAAGACAGTTTTTTGAAGTTTGGCAATCAACAATGTATGACAATCAAAGTGGTATGTTTAATTTTTATGATAATTATATTAGTAATATAGATATTTTTCAATTAGGTCAATTTGAAGACTTAAACGATAGAGACAGCGTAACA